CCAGGAGCGAATGTCGATGCAGCAGGACTCATCCAAGTGTTGCAAGCGAACCTTAGATCACTTGCTACAAGGTTTGGAATTAGTGAAACACTCATGTCCGGTGACGCATCAAATAATAACTACTCTTCAGCACTCATTGCGGAAGCACCAGCGAGAAGAACCTTTGAGCGATGGCAGGGGATTATTGGACGATCCTTGGCCGAATCTCGATTCCAACCCAATCGATCCCTCGCTTGGGAACAACTCTATCTAGCTGCGGATCACGGCATATTCCCTGCGGATATACTCAGGAATGTAAAGATCACGGCAGAGGCATTTTCGCTTCAGTCTAGAGAGCATCAAAAAGAAGCGGAAATGAACAGCATCTATTTCAACATGGGTGTGAAGTCGATCCAGACTATTCGTTCGGAACTTGGATTGGATAACGACACAGAGGCATCGAACTTTATCAAGCCGACTGTGGACGAGAAGAAGGATGCGACATCCACAGACCCGATGAATCCTGCTGCAAGAATCGATATGTCATCGACTCATCAGGGTGGGTTCAACTCACAGGATCAGGTGCAAGACTCGGCACTCAATGGGGCACAGATCGCCAATCTTGTGGACATCGTGCATCGTTGCTCGATTGGAGATGTGCCACTCGAATCTGGCAAGGCAATCGCCAGGGCATCATTCCCATTGCTTACACCGGAAATCATCGATCTCATCTTCAGGGATGTGGTCGTCAAGAAACCGGAAGAAACTACCCAAGCAAGCGTTGATTCACCAGCAGTTTCTGCTTCTGCAAATCCAAAACCATCCACAACAGAGAACAAACCACCGAAGGATTTGGCGAAAGAGACTCCAGATAATGCACCAGAGGTTGGCAACGGGCCAAAATAATTTTGACTTTTTCCACCCTACAAAGGTATTTTATCTAAATGAATGCGACACTAACTGCAACCGGAAATGGACTTCGAGGAGTTGACCGAGACAAGTGCATTGTCTATGGCATCAAGGTTCTCGGATTTACTTCCCAGAATGGCAGAGTGTATGAACGGAAGGCAATTCAGGAAGCGATTCACCTTTACAACCAATGCCCAGTAAACAAGGATCACATAACGGATGCTCCTTCGTTTTCTGACCGCATTGGTTGGCTCTCTGGGCCACGCTTGGAAGCGGATGGACTGTATGCCGACTTCCATTACAATCCACACGCAGAAGGAATTGAGTCCTTCCTGTGGTTCGCTGAGAACAATGGTCTTGGCGATATTGGCTTTTCACACATGGTGCAGGGAAAGTGGACTCTCGATCCAGACGGAACTGAGCGAGTGGTCAGGATTGACCGTGTGAAAAGCGTTGACCTTGTTGCCAATCCTGCAACGACAAAAACAATATTCGAGTCTGAAGTGTCGGGAAAAATTTCCAAGCTTAGTGACGAAGGTTATCCTCAAGATCAAGCGGTTGCCATCGCATTAGACATGGCAAAGCGTGGAGATATTTCTGAGGAAGAGGATGGCTATAGTCCACCTGAAGAAGTGCGTAAAAACGCTGCCAGAGGTTTGGAACTTAGAGATAAACACAATCGTGGTGGAACCGAGGTTGGAGTCGCCAGGGCAAGAGATTTGTCCAACGGAAAAAGCATCTCGGCAGACACGATTAACAGGATGGTTTCCTACTTTGCCCGTCATGAAGTTGACAAGAAGGGTGAAGGTTGGGGAAAAGATTCCGCAGGGTACATTGCATGGCTTCTCTGGGGTGGAGATGCCGGTAAGAGTTGGGCAAATTCCATTGCCGACAAATTAGACGATAACACCAATAAGGAGAATGTCATGGATGCCAGCAAAATGATGCAGGAAGAAAACCCAGTCAAGGAAATGTATAAGGAGGCAGACGCTTCCAATGCAAGCAATAGCGAACCGGCAAAGGACGATGGCAAAGATTCTAAAAAGCCGTATGGCCCAGAGCTTATGGCTGAGATTCAGTCTGTGTGCGAAAGCGAAGACTCAGACGATGAGAAGGGCAAGAAAATCCTTTCCATGCTCGGCATAAAGAATGGCATGAGTGAAACCACCGATGTTGCAAACATGGGCAAAGATACCGGAACTCCTGCTCAAGCCAAAAAAGCCGATGATGAAGACCCAGCAGATGACATGGATGACAAAATGGAATCTGTTAATGAAGTCGCCAAGGAATTGGCTGAACTTCGTGCCTACAAGAGCAACAAGGAAAAGGAAGAAAAGATCAACACCTTGTTGATGGAACACAAGCTGGAAGCGACTCCAGTTTTTATTCGCCAGCTTTGTGCTATCGGCGAAGATTCTTGGGCAGAAGCGATTGAAGATCGCAAGAAAATTGCCCTTGTGCGAAACAGCGTGAAACCTGTTAGTTCGGCTGAAATTCGAGGCGAGCCGAATTACAAACAGTTTGTTGAATCTGTCCTCGGAAAGTAAAGCCATCATAAGGAGAACCAAATGGCAATTACTTACAACTACGGCACGACCAATCCTGTGGTGGCTCCTGTTGCCACTAACAAAGCGATTCAGGTTGGTGACCTAGTGGCTATTTCTAGTGGCAATGCGATTTCCGCAGCGGACTTCACTTGGGATACCGATCTGGCTACCACCCAGGAAAACTTTGCTGCTGCTTTCCTCGGAGTGTCTGGTCAGCTTAAACGAGCAGACATCGCCAAGGTATACGGAAACAGCAACGACAACGAAATCAGGATTGATTGCTCTGGTATCTATCAGGCAACTTATACTGGTTCCGCTCTGGTTGTTGGCGACTTTGTTGGGCCTTCCAACAGCGGTAATGCTCTTCTGCCACAGTCTTTGGTTAAAGTTGCTACCAAGGATTTGGCAATCGGCAGCGTTGTGGAAGCACTCGCTGGAACCGGAACTGTTAAGTTCCAACTGTTGTCTACCCTTAATTCTGTGGCTCGCTAACCTCTTTCATAAGGAGAATAAACATGAAGAGTTTAGGTCTTAAGTTGAAAGAGTTTGGCAAGGCCAATGGCGTTGCCAAGACTCGTGAGTATCTCTCCGAAGCAATCGCCAAGGGTGATATTCAACCTAATCGTTTGTCGATCCGTGGCCTTGCTGAAGGCATCATTGGCGAGCAATGGGCAGAAACCATGCATCGCTTCAATGGCCCAGAGCGAATGTTCATGGAAAGCACCGAGGCAGTTGATGCTTCTAACTTTGCAGCAATCACTGGTCAGATTCTGATCACGACTGTCAAAGAGAAGTTCAAGCTTGCTAACTTCATCGGTGACAGTCTTGTAAACACCATTCCTGCTGGACAGAACCTTTCTCAGGAACTGATCCCATGGTTGTCTGATACGACCAGCGGTTCGGAAACTGTTGAACAGGGTATGCCTTATCCTGAAACCAGATTCGTAGGTAACTACATCAAGTTGCCAGCCATCGAAAAAGTTGGCCGAATCTGTGCAGTAACCGCCGAAATGATTTACGCTGACAAGACCTCCCAAGCTCTTGCCTCCGCTGAATCAGTAGGTACTTATTGCGGTCTGGCTAAAGAGGAACGCATCCTCAAGACTGTAATGGGCATCAGCGGCTCTTATGTGTACGGCAAGGCATCCGGTGGCGAAGTATCGCTTTCCACCTATAGTGCCTCTGGTGGTCAGTCTGGTTTGGACTATGGCTTCATCAACCAAGTTGATAGCTATGCTCTGTCCAACTGGGCATCCATTAACACTCTGGAACAGCTTTTCTACCAGATGAAAGACCCAAATACTGGTAAACCAATCCAGATATTTGAGCCAGGTGGAATGCAGATGCTGGTAATGCCATTCCAGAAATATGCTGCTTCCAGGATTCTCAATCCTGCTACCACCACCAAGAATGGGCCTTACGCCACTACTGGTGATGTTGAGCAGTTGGAATCCCCGAACCCACTGGATAACAACTATGGCTTGCTGACTTCTGCTCACGCAAGGGCATTGTTGATTTCCAGCGGTGTATCGGCTTCTACCGCCGACAAATATGTATGGCTCGGCAACTTCAAAAAGGCCTTTGTATGGCGTGAAGCCAAGCCACTCGAAGTTGTTCAAGCTCCCGCTAACAACTGGGCCGAGTTCAACCAAGACATCGCAGTTGCCATCAAGGCATCTTGGTGGGGTGCTGCTGGTGTTATGGATCCAAGGTTCGTTGTTCGTGGTGTTCCTGCGTAACCTCCAAAACTGGGGTGGGAAGAAATTCCCACCCTGGTTTTTTCAATAAGGATAAACGATGCCGACTCCAGCAGAAAACTTAAAGACCATTCGTGATAACTACATCAATGCATTGGTTGCGGATTCTGCCAACCCACAACCTTCCTATAGTTGGGAAGGTGTAGCTGTTTCCAGAACGGAATGGAGGCAGCAGACTTTGCAACATATCACTCAACTGAATAAGTTGATGACTTATGTTGATCCACAGGAATTTAGAACACAGTTCATGTAATGCCAACACTTGATCTGTCTCACGAATATGTGATTTTTGACAATCCAGAGGTTTTAAACCTCAAGAATGTGGATGGCACTACAGCTACGACTAATTACGGATTTCGAAGAGGAATAACGACAGCATATAGCGATCAATCAGGTGTGATGAAGATTGAGAACATGACAAGGTTTTTGATATGGAAGGAAAATGTCAAACCTTGGAAACCTGAAGTTGATTGCGAGATAACGGATCATACTGGAAAGAAGTATTATGCTAATGGCGTGAATAACATGGGTGACCAACAATACTATGAAATAGATTGTACTGTGGCATCATGAGCAAAGCACCATTTAGAAGACAGGGGCCGTTGGTTGGAGCTAATCCAGCAGATAGATACACTACGATTGAAGATACTCTTGGATCAAACCTTACTGCTATTGGATTGACAGTTTATAAGAGAAAAGGTGCTGTAATAAGGGAATCAGATACATTCCCATGCGTTGTGATTGCACCATCGGATGACGGAGAAGAGGTTGGAATAGAAACCTTTGGTGGAATATCGGAATTCATTTATCCATTCAGGGTTTACTATATCCAAGAGTATGCAAGAAATTTGAGCTACGAAGATGTTGGAACAAGATACAGCATTCGCAAAGAGATATATAGGATCGTTCAGTTTGCTGCTGGTCTTAGTCCATCAAGGATATCAATTAAAGGAATTCAGCCATTTTCAATAAATGGCAACCCAAATACTGTGTACACAGTAACTGGTTTTCGGGTAAACTATGGTTTCATGGAACAAGGTTTAGTCTAAGGAGTTTTCAATGGCAGAAACAAATGTGTTTATGACAGGCAAGATTGCCTTGTTTGCTTTGGACAGAACCGATGGCATAACTGGAACTGGTGTACTTCCTGTTGTTTCTGCAACAGTCAATGCAAAAATTGACACTCCTGATGCATCCTCTTTTGCATCTGCTGGATATGTGGCACTTGTTCCTGGCGTTCAAAGTGCAGAAATTACTGTAGAAATTGCTTATGATAAAGTCGCATTACCTCCCATATTTGCTGGTATGAAAGCTGATGTAACACTCTTGCCAACTGGTGGTAGAGCAACATTCTTGGCAACATCTCCAACAAGTACCGAAGCGACATTATCAGCTAACGAATACTTGGATTACTCAGGTAATCCTCCATCATTTGTGTTCTACAACTGCACAGTAACCAATGTTGTTTACGATGTGCCAGTTCGTGATATTCAGAAGGTAAGACTCACGCTTATTCCTTCTGCAACTTCCACTACAAATTGGTCTGATCTTAAGTTCTAAGGAGAATAAAGCATGGCTATTCTATCGGGTCGTACAGGATCAGTCCTAATTGGTGCGGTATCTGTTCCTGCAACTAATGTGTCTGTGAATTCAAAAGCTGAAGAAATTGACACAACCAATTTCTTGAATGCCGGATTCGCATCTCACGCAATCGGTATGTATTCAGCGGAAATAACCTTAGATGTTCTTGCTGTTGATACTGGTTATGGTTGGCAGATTGGACAGACAGGATCGGTAACAGTCAATGATGGCGATCCTGCTGGAAACAATGCGGTAACCATCACAAATTGCGTTATCACGGCTATTAATTACGATGCTAATGCAAAGGATGTTCAGAAGATGTCAGTTACATTCGCCACCTATGGTGTATTTAGCTGCATAGTTGGTTAATGTTTTTAAGAAAGGAAGCAAATGGCTGATACAGTAAATACCCTCCTCAATTCCAATGGGGAGGGTGGTTCTATGACCATAGAATTCAATGGCAAGAAATACACAGCAGGACTTATTACCCAAAAGGTAAAAGCCGAGTTTGAAAAAAGACTTGAGAAGAAAGCATTAGATGCTGTTTTTCAAATGAAGTCTTATCTTGAGCCAGTTGAATTTCGTGAAGCGATTTCTGGAGTCACCAGAGATATTGCAACTGGTGTATACAGTTTTGGTTCTGAAAGTTCCGCACAAGCAATGACCACTCCTTGGGGTGGAATCATGCTTGCTGGTCTTATTTTCAACACAACTGAAGATGAGATACAAGCTTTGATGATGGCTGAAAGAGAAAAGTTTGAAATTGTCATGGGATTGGTCAGGGAGAAATCCTTCCCAAACGGCAAGAAGGAGTAGGTGATTCCGACATACGGAAACCTATTCCTCCACCAAACCTGAAATCCTATTATGTAAATCTCATGGACAAGCCATATTTGCTTCGTCCATGGGAAATACTTGAATTAACAGACAAGCAGATTGTTGAACTTTATTACAGAAAGAGGGATGAAAAAGGAATACCATTGAGCATTCCTAATGAAGAACATGAATGGTATATGCGAAAGAAACCCATTAGTAAGGAAGATATGCTGTTGCAAAAGTACCTTGCTTTTATGAAAATGGGTTCAATGATCGGTGCGAATCCGAAACAGATGCAGCAGGATTGGATTAAAAAATACGGAAAGATTCCGGTGAGAAATGCCTGATATTCCAATAAAGAATGAAGACGATTTCTCAAAGGATATTGTCCAGGCGGTTGATAAAATTGCCTCTGAGGTTGCATCAGCATCTTCTGAATTCACAAAATCTTTCAATGGATTGACTGGATCAATTCAGGCGATGCAAATCGCAATTGTTAATGCTATTCAAGGCATGAAGATAAGCATTACAAACAACTTCAAAACATCTGAATCAAAAAAAGCTAAATCCAAAGAATATTCAGCAACAACAGACATCATATCCAGTATTAATGAAAACGCCAATCAAGCTGGCCAGGCATGGTCTAATCTTTTCAACAATATTCAAAAAGAAATTAATGAAACTGATGTTTCTTTCGCAATAGACATTAATGAGCAAATACAAAAGCTTGCTGATGATTTTGAAAAAGAACTTGGGCCAGCCATTCAGTCGATTGACCCATATTTGCTTGATGCAAGATCGACATTTCAATCATTAAAAGATGACCTTGATGAAATGGCATCTGTCGCTAGTGAAGCACCTCAGTCGATTGTTGAACTGACAGATTCTTTGAAAGACTTGATGAGTCAAGTTGACGAAGAAAGAGTCATGTCAAAAATGGGGCCAAAAAGTCTCAAGGATGTATTCAACATTGTATCTGCTGGAACTCAGGAAATACCTGAAGCAATACCTTTGTCACCCAAGGGGCCACAGGGTCTTGGAGATGTATTCAGAATTGTTGCTGCTGCCACTCAAGAAATTCCAATGGCACAAAGGGTGTTTACAAAAGATGAAATAAGAAACCCTCAACCAGCATTTGGACAATTGAATCAAGCTTCAAATCCTTGGCAAAACCTTTTTTCAAATATAAGTCAAGATATAAAAGGCAAACAAGATGCAGAGGCACAGAGACAAAGAGATGCGGAAGGTCTTTCTGCCGGTATGCAGTTTGGGCCTTCTAGAGAATTGTTTGATGAATTCACAAGGATTTCTCAAGTTGGAAAAAATGTTTCTGAATCATTGTTGAATCTTAAAAACAATATTTCTTCAATGGCTCCAATGTTTGCAAAAATTTTGCAAGGTGGTGCTGGCGGTGGAATGATTAATAAAGGCATCAGCGTTATTGGGGAAGGTGCTTCAAAAATGGCTGGTGCTAGTAGTCTTACTGCTGCTGCTGGTGGAGCAGCTTTGGCTGGATTTGGTACTGCACTTGTTGCTGTAGGAGCGTCTTTAAATCTTGTTGCAAATGCTGCCAATATTGCTGCCGGATTTATAAACACATTTGCACAATATGTTTCCAAATCAAATCCTGCCACCATGGAACAAGTTAATCTTGTATTTAATGATTTACAGGGAACCATAGGAAGAGCATTAAATCCAACAGTTCAGGCATTAATTCCTTTGCTTAGATATTACGCCGACTTTGTAGATGCCTCCATAAAGGTTCTTACTCCTGCAATGCAAATGCTTGCTGTTGCTTTTGCTGGAATAGTTAAACCATTACTTGATTTGGCAAAAGTTGTTATTGATTACATAGCACCAGTATTCAATATTCTTGCAGTTATTATAAAAGGTGTTGTTGATGTGATTGCACCAATCATAGAGTTTATTACTGCTCTTGGTGTTGCTATTTATGATGTTTTAAACATATTTATTGGATGGATTCCAATTGTTGACATTCTTAGTGCAGCATTTGAACTTGTTGCCACAGTTATTAAAGGTGTTGCTTCTGGAATATCTTTTGTGATTGCATCATTTATGACTGGTGTTGGCAAAATGTTGCAATGGATACCAGGACTTGGATCGATTGGAAAGGCAATCGAAGGTGCTGGCAAAAAACTTTATAACTTTTCTGCTGGTAAGGGTGCTGATGTTGGAATAGAAAAAGGTTCTTCATTTGGTGCAGCAGTAAGAGAAGTTCAAACAACTTCAATTTCTGGAATTGGTGATGAGGTAAGAAAAGCATCATTAATGGCTGGAATAAATACTAAGACTCAAGAAGATATGCTTGGTGATATAAGCAAAAAATTAGACAAAAGCTCTCTTGCTGATGCTTTTGCTGAAGGAATTGCAAAAGAAAAAGGCAGAAGAATTGCTCCTCCACCAAGAGGAAAAGACGAACAAAATGTTATTGCTACTGGTGAATTTGATCTTAGTTTCCAAGCTTCAGTTTGAGGTGTAATATGCCAACGATTCCAATTCCAGGTGGTGACGCTAATCAGCTTTGGAATTTTGAAATTGCTGAGAAAATGGCTGGAGTGTCACCTAATGGATCATCTTTTTCATTAGATGGTAATTCTTCGGCAACAATGACATTTGTTATCGACTCTGCTGGTCTTGATTCCAATGGAACTGGAACTTTAACTCTTTTTTGCAATCAAGTTCTTGGAACATCTTTTATCAATCTTGATGAAAATGAAGACCCAGTAAATGGTGCATTGGCAAGATTTGCACCAATGGCACATCCTCAATGGGGATGGCTATATGCTAACAGAATTACATCCATAAGAGGGATTGGGCCAAAAAGAACTGATCCAGATAATCCATCAAGCGAGTTGGCAAGATGGAACACATTATCTAGTGCATCATTGCAACTAACAGCACCATATTTTGCCATTTATGACAAATATGAAGTAACTGTTGAATTTTCACCAGTTAAGTATCGTGCATTAAGTGATGCAATGATGAATGCATTAGAAAATCAATATCCAGGTTCCTACAAGATAAAAAATGTTGCTGGAGATCAAGATGCACAAAGGTATTACAAAGATGATGGTAGTTCTAATCAAGTATTAGGTGATCCATTTAGGGAATATAGAAGATATACATCATTTACTACAGAAACATCTGCTGAGTATTTAACAATGAAAGGTGGTGCATATAAATTCAAATCAGATTATACTGGATATGACGAATTTGATGAAAAAGATGGAAGTTTAGCTATAAACAATATGGAGATTCAAGGATTTTTTGGAAAATTATTGGTTCCAAAAACAACTATTAAAATGACATGGCATGATGTTCCATATGATTTTATTGATCCAACAAATGATGCGTCTGTAAACATATATCAAGGATTAGGAAGAGTTAATCAAAAAACATTTTTTGGTTTTGCCCCTGGCGAATTACTGTTTACTGGCTTTAGTAATGTGGCAAAATGCAGGAATTTGTTTTATCAAAGTGATTTCTTTTCAGCTTCCAATATTCCTGCCCTTGAAGATACACTTTTAACAGATATAACCTTTAATTTCTTATATATACCAATCAAATCTTATTCAAAAGAACTTGGGCCAAATAATGAATTATTGTTATACCCAAGAGATGAAGATGGACAATATGCTCCAGCAGGTTATTTTAATGATAAAAATTTATCTTATATAAATGCAGGACATAATCTTGCTCCTTGCCAAGCAAATAAGCAATATTATCCTGTAGTTTCCAATGACCTCACAGGATTAAAAGCACCTAGAGATAGCATGAAGCTATCCCCACCATATCTTAGTTACCCTTTTGAATTGATGTTTTTGGCGAAGCCGTATAGAATGGGGCCTGATCCAGAAGTACCAGATGTATAAGAGGTATTATGTTAGCTGGAACTTACAATATTGTATGTGAGCAGGGTGCGACATTTGAGCGTGAAATAACTGTCGTAAACGCTGACAATACTGTTCCAGATTACAATTCTAGTACAGCTAGAATGCAAGTAAGACCAACTGTTGAATCATCAACCATTATTATAAGTCTTACTACCGAAAACGGCAGAATAGCACTTTTGAACAACAAAATAACCTTGTCTATAACAGCCGATGATACAACTCTTTTGGCACAAGGAACTTATAAATATGATCTTGAAATAGTAACTGGAACAGAAGTAACCAGACTTGTTCAAGGGGATTTCAAGGTCAGTCCAGAAGTTACTAGGTAAAAGGAGGTCGTCATGCCAGATGACATTTTTGCCAAAGTAACTATAGACGAAGCGATTGTAACCGCAAAAGTTAGTGAAATAAAAACTCAAGCGGTTATTAATGAACCATATTCTAAGGTTACAATAAACAAAGATAGTTCAGTTAGTGTGCTTCGATATGTAAGCACTACTCCATCATCTTTTTCCGTTGATTTGACTGCTCCGGTATCAGTTTTTGATGTTACTGGAACTCCTGTTACAACAAATGGAACGATTGATATAGCATTCATCAATCAGCCACAGAATTATGTTTTCTCTGGCCCATTATCAGGTTCTGGAGTTCCATCTTTTAGACCATTAGTTGCTGCCGATCTTCCAGATTTGTCATCAACTTATCTTTCTGAAGTTAAACACGATACAACATTGTCTGGCAAAGGTACTACAGCATCTCCATTAACTGTTGTTACTGGTGGAACAGTTGGAACAGTTTCTAGCGTTGGGATTACTTCAACTGATTTGTTGGTTAGTAACTCACCAATAACATCTGGTGGAGATATAATTTTAAATTTATCTACTACTGGAGTTTCTTCTGGAGTTTATGGTTCAAACACAGAAATACCTGTTTTAACAATTGATTCCAAGGGAAGAATAACTGATGTATCCAATGTTGAAATAAATGTACCATCCCAAGGTGTTACTTTAATTGGTGTAACATCAAAAACATTGACTGTAATAAATTCACCTATAGTTTCCGCTGGAGAAATAAATTTAGAAATTCCAAATAGTGGTGCTATTCCTGGCACATATGGCGACAATCTTCGTGTTCCACAAATAACTGTTGATGTATTAGGTAGGGTTACTTCTGTAACAGATGTAGTTATTGGTGTTCCTGGTTCTGGACTTGGAACAGTAACATCGGTAGGTTTGTCTTCAACAACTCTTGATGTTTCAAATGTTTTAGTTACCGGAAGTGGTCTTCTTAATGTTGATCTTTATGAAACAACTGTAAATGCAGGATCATACACAAACGCCGACATAACTGTTGACAAATACGGAAGAATTACTGCTGCATCCAACGGATCAACTAGCGGTGGAGTCACATCTATTATTGCCGGAACAGGTATATCTGTTGATACGGCAACCGGAGATGTGACTGTAACAAATTCTGCCCCAGATCAAACTGTGACAATCACGGCAGGAACTGGAATTAATGTTACTGGTATATATCCAGATTTTACGATTGATTCAACAATAACGCAGTATACGGATGCAGATGCCAGACTAGCTTTGTCGGCAGGAACTGGAATCAGTTATGATAACACTACAGGAATTATTACAAATTCAGAACCAGATCAGGTTGTAACACTTACTGCTGGAACCGATATATCAATAACTGGAACATATCCAGACTTCACAATTGATTTTACTGGTGCTGCTGGTGGTGTAACTTCAATCATTGCTGGTACTGGAATATCAGTAGATCAAGCCACAGGTTCGGTTACAGTAACAAACTCTGAACCTGATCAAGTTGTCACATTAACTGCTGGTACTGGCATAAATGTCACAGGAACTTATCCAGACTTTACTGTCGATTGCACAATCACTCAATATACAGATACTGATGCAAGACTTGCTTTGTCTGCTGGTACTGGCATTTCATACGACAACACGACTGGTGTCATAACCAATGATGCACCAGATCAGGTTGTAACATTGACTGGTGGAACTGGAATTACCATCACAGGAGCATATCCTGATTTCACGATTGATGGTCAAGAAGGAACTGTAACATCAGTTGGATTAACATCCACGCTTGGCACAATCACGATCACTAATTCACCAATAACCACTTCTGGTGATATAGATATTGATCTTCCAGAAACTGGAGTTGTTGCAGATTCATATACGATGGCAGACATCACAGTCGATGTGTATGGAAGAATAACATCTGCTGCTAATGGAACATTTCCAATACCATTGAATGGAACGACAGGCCAAGTTCTCACTTATGATAACTCCAATCAACTGGTTTGGGTTTATTCTGATGGGGGTACTTGGTAATGCCTTTAAATATTATTGATAATGGATCGCCAGTATTTACATACACAGGAACTGGTGAAAGCAATGATCCATACAATTTCAATATGTATCAGCCACAGAGTGTTGGTGGATACAATCTTATTTTTCAAGCAACACAAGCAGGAAGAATAGAGATATCTAGTGCTGGATTAGCTGGTGGATCAATTGCAATATGGCGAGGTAATCCAAGTGTAGCTGGCTCAAATATTATATATGAATCAATTGGTTCGTTTTGGAACTTTACTGGTTCATTTGATTTGATTCAAAATCAACAATGTTGGATTGTTTTTAACCCAGTAACATCTGGAGATTATGCATCATTAAATGTCAGTTTTGTTTCATACGATACTGAATGCTTTTTTGGATGGCAGGATTTCACTTCTTGTTCTGTAAATACTGGTAACCCAAGTCCATATGTAATATCAGCTTCAAATGGAACATATATAAGCGGAGCATTTTCAGTCCATGTTTATGGTTCATTGTCAAATATACCTTATACGATTGCATTAATAAATCCTCAAACAAATCAGCCAGATTCATTTGGAATAAAATCTGGTGATATTCTTACTATATCTGGTAATCTTCCAAACTGTGCTGGAACTAAAACTATAGATGGTTCTTATTATGTTAATTCCGTTGGCCCAATAGCTGGAACTTCATTAATTGGTTTAAATTTATCATGTGCTACAAATCAGCCAAACCCAACGCCAATTAGTTTAAAAGTTTTAGATCAGCCATCAGTTTATCAATCTGGTTCTTTATTAACCCAACAACCATCAGTAGGCATTGTTGATGGACAAAACAATTTTTTAACAGGATATAATACTGATGTTCAGGCAACCCTTATTGTTTTAAGTGGTTCTGCAACATTAACAGGAACCACAACTGTATCTACAGTCAATGGTGTTGCTTATTTTACAGACCTTATTATTACTGGTAATGGTCTTTTTTATATTCAATTTGATTCTCTGATACTTTCTATTAATTCAACAAATTCAAATGAAATATTTTTTCCACCTGACGCTGGAAATCCTAATCCTCCAATTCCTGTTAAACCTAAACGATCATATATTCCAGGATCGGTTCCAACTGCTGCTAATCTTGAAATAAATGAATTCGCAATAAATGTTGCAGATAGAAAAGGTTATATAAGAGACTCAAACGATATTGTGCATTTGCTTTTTGATGGATATGCATCTGGAAATCAATCTGGAGGAACTGTTTATAGTGTTGGTATTTCATCTACTGATTTAAATGTTTCAAATTCTCCAATAACATCTTCTGGTTTTATAGGACTTAATCTTAATACTCAAACATTAACTGCTGCAACATATGGTGATGCATCTAATGTTCCCGAAGTGACTGTGAATAACAAAGGCATTGTGACAGGAATTAAAAATGTCTCAATTTCTTACCCTGTAAATTCCATCACGGCTGGAACTGATATATCTTTAACTGGAACTGCACCAGATTATACGATCAACAATACTGCACCAGACCAGATAGTTTCAATTACTTCTGGAACAGGAATTTCCGTAACAGGAACCTATCCAGATTTCACAGTAGATAGCACGATTACACAATACACGGATGCTGATGCACGACTGTCATTATCTGCTGGTACAGGAATTTCGTATGATAATACGACAGGTGTTATTACAAATTCTGAACCTGATCAAGTTGTATCTTTGACTGGTGGTACAGATATTTCTGTTACTGGAACTTATCCAAACTTTACAATCGATAATGATGCTCCTGACCAAATTGTTTCATTAACTGGTGGAACAGATATTGGTGTTACTGGAACATATCCTAATTTCACCATCGACTATACAGGTACTGCTGGCACAGGAACTGTCACTTCAGTTGGAATTACTAGTACAGCAGCAGCATTAACCATCACAAATTCACCCATCACAACAAGTGGTGATATTGGAGTTAATTTTGCTGGCAAAGGCAGCGAATATGTTACTGGCGATGGAAGTTTAAAAACCTTCCCAACCACTATTGATCAGGCACTAAACCTTGTTACAGAAGTTTACAACAGCACAGGGTCAACTCTTACAAAAGGCACAGTTGTATACATCAATGGTGGTCAAGGTAATTTGCCTACTGTCACTAAGGCACAAGCTAATAGTGATGCTAATTCAGCACAAACCTATGGTGTTGTTCAATCAGATATAACCAACAACAATAATGGCTATGTGGTTGTTATTGGTATGTTGTCAGACATTGATACGCAATCTTATTCTGCCGGAACACAGCTTTACCTTAGTCCAACAACTGCTGGTGCATGGACTACAACAAAACCATCTGCACCAAACCATTTGGTTTATGTAGGTATCGTTGTGTATAGCCATCCAACCCAAGGTGTTGTTGAAATCAAAATCCAGAATGGATACGAACTGGATGAATTGCACGATGTTTCCATCACTAGTGTTGCATCCAATAACATTCTTCGATACAACTCTTCAACAAAAGTTTGGGAAAATGTTGCAGGAACCACCAGTAGCATTTCTGAAGGAACCAATCTTTATTACACGGATGCCAGGGCAAGACTGTCCTTATCGGCAGGAACTGGCATTTCCTACAACAATACGACTGGTGTAATAACTAATTCATCGCCAGACCAGACTGTTGTTTTGACCGCTGGAACAGGAATTAGCACAAGTGGAACATATCCTAATTTTACGATCACGAATTCAGCACCAGATCAGACAGTAAAACTAACGGCGGGAACCGGAATATCGACTTCTGGTGCTTATCCGAATTTTACAATCACCAATAGTTCACCAGATCAGACTGTAACATTGACTGCTGGATCAGGTATATCTGTGACCGGAACTTATCCAAGCTTTACAATTGGATCGACAATAACTCAGTACACAGATACAGACGCTAGAAAATCTATTTCCGCTGGTACTGGCATTAGCTATGACAATACGACTGGAGTAATCACAAATGATGCACCAGATCAGACAGTATCATTAACTGCTGGAACAGATATATCTATTACAGGAACATATCCAAACTTCACTATTGGATACTCTGGAACATCTAGTGGTGGAGTTACATCTATTATAGCAGGAACAGGTATATCGGTAGATGTGTCTACAGGTGATGTAACAGTAACTAATACAGACCCTGATCAAGTGGTTTCTTTAACAGCAGGAACAAGTATATCTATCACAGGAACTTATCCTTCGTTCACTATAACTAATGATGATCCAGACCAAGTTGTTTCATTGACAGCAGGAACAGGAATATCAGTTACAGGAACTTATCCTTCATTTACAATCAGCAACTCATCACCATCTTCAGGTGGAACTGTAACATCCATTGCAACAACTTCTCCAATAACTGGTGGAACCATCACTAATTCTGGAACCATCGGCATCAATGCTAGTTCAACTAATACTGCAAGTTATGTTGTTCAGAGAGATGCTAGTGGAAATTTTGCTGCCGGAACAATAACTGCATCTTTAACAGGAACGGCATCAACTGCAACAAATATTGCTAATGGTGGTGCAGGACAACTTCCTTACAATACTGGTTCTGGTGCTACATCATTTCTTGCTGCCGGAACATCTGGACAAGTTCTTCGTTCCAATGGAACATCAGCACCAAGTTGGGAAGTGCAGGGTCTTTTTTCTAGTGGTAGATTAACATTGCAAAGTGGAGTTGCTATTCCTGTTACAGATCAAACCAGTAAAACTTCTATTTATTACACACCATATAATGGAGACAAAATAAGTCTTTATGACCCCAATACTTCAACTTGGTCAACATATACTTTTTCAGAATTGACATTAAATATTGGAACTATTCCAAACAATACAAATTTCGATGTTTTTATTTACAACAATTCTGGAACATTGACATTGGTTTCTGTCTCTTGGTCATCAGACACTTCCAGATCAACATCTTTGACTTTAACTAATGGCATATATTTGAAATCGGATGCTTTAACTAGGAGATATCTTGGAACATTTAGAACTACTTCTTCTACTACAACTGAAGATTCTAACTCCAAACGTTTTTTGTGGAATTACAATAACCGTGTAAACAGAATGCTTTTAAAACAATATGTTGCTTCTTCATGGTCTTGGTCAGGGACAGCTAATGTTTATAGATATCTTGGGAACAATTCGGCAAACTCCGTAGCCTTTGTAAATGGAGTTCAAGAAGATAATATTTTTGTAATGGCAGCAGTAGGTTCTTCTGGATCAGGAATTCAAAGACAGTTGGCAATAGGTTTTGATTCCGAATGGTCTTCAACTTTAGCAGGAAACTCAACTTCACAATATGAGGCAACAGCAGTTCAGGCAGAAGCAAGCAATGAAAGTTATCAATCTTTTGCAAACAGAATTGCTGGACTTGGCTATCATGTTGCCTACGCTTTGGAACTTCAAAATAGTACAACTACTGTAAATTATTTTGGTGGAGTTGAAGCTGGTATTTCTGGAACTTGGAGATGTTAGTCATGCTTTCTGTGCTTCACAATCAAATAGAAAAAATAGTTCCCATCAATGGAGTTTCTCAAAATTTTGATGGAACAATTGAAATTTTTTATGTTGAAACACCAAGCGAGCAGCAACTTATTCAAGTTAATGAAATAATATCTTCTTGGCCATTCGAAAAAAAGAAATTAGAAAAACTTGCTAAAATTGATGCAGAATGGAATCAAACTATTGCTCAAGGATGGGATTCAGGACAAGGCATTCTTGGCATTTCTGCCAGTGATGTTGCACTTTATTCTGGCAACTTTTCCATGGCTAAAGAGGCAGCTAATTTAGGGTATCCAATACCACCAATTATCACTCAAAATGACCAAGAAATCACATTTTCTGATATTCAATCCATGACCATTTTTATGCTACAATACGGCGAATACAGGAGCAGTATTTCCAAGACTTTTGCTGCTCGTAGACGGGCCGTACAGAATGCCACAAGCATTGAAGATGTGGAGGGAATCTGATGTTTTCAGAAGTTGATTTCCTTGGAATTATAGAACGATTTGGTGTAACACTTTCGTTCCTAATATTCTTAGTGTGGTGTGTATATCGTGGTGGTAGTTGGTTCGCCATAAACATTCTTTTACCCCTTCATCAAAGACATATCTTGTTCATAGATAGACTAGAAACATCGATTGGAGAGGTTACAAAGGCACAGACAGAATCGATGAAAATTCTGGCTGAAATTCTCACTCAGACCAGAGAATTGGAAGCTTTACACAGAAAGGACAGAAATGATTAATTTCCCCGACCAAATTCCGACCGATGCGATAATGGTCATCATTGATCGCATCCGTGGCAAAGCCGATGTGTCAAACAAAGTATTTGCCCAGGCACTTTGGAATGTTGTTGGCTATGCTGCCAATCAAGCTGTTCCAGACGATAAAACGATTTTTGAAGGTCGTGAAATAGGATTGGAAGACTTTGCATCAATTCTGGAACAAGCTCTGGAGCAATCCAAGTACCATGCCAATGAAGTTACATTGGGAATAGTGCCTTGGGCATTGATCCTTAAAACCGCTCTAAAGGTGCTTATCTCCGCTTTTTTATAGGAAGAGGCTGGAAGTGGCCTCAAGTAAGAAAAGAGCATCTGGAGCGAAATCCAGAGTGTTGTGGATGTTATAAAAGGGAAGGTCTGGAAGTTCATCATATCTATCCGTATTCTTTGGATGGATCGCTAGAATATGAGCCGACCAACCTGATGTCGTTATGTCGCAGATGCCATTTTTTAGTTGGGCATCTTGATAGTTGGACAAGCTGGAATCCATGTGTGGAATTGGATGCCAAATATCAAAAGGAAAGGATTAGACGAAGACCATGAAATTGCTCATCTTGCTTGCGATTTTTCATGCACCAATTATTGAGCTTCCTGCTCAAATTTCTGGGCAACCAAATGCATTTATCACCATTCCTGCCAAAACAGATGGTGCGATTGTCAAATGGCTAACACCAGATGCTGGACTAAACATCTTCCCAGTTGATTTGCTCAAAGATACCAAAACATTGGTGGTAACTGGGCCAGAGGGGAGATTCAGAGTTTATGCATACACATCCGACCAGGCAGGCCCATCGAACGCAGCAATGTGTACAGTCATGATTGGTTCCGCACCAGAACCAACTCCAGTTAATCCTGTTGACCCTGAAGAAAAGAATTCCGAGATAACTAAGGCAGCAAAATTAGAAGACAAAGAAGCAGTTAAATGGCTTGTTCAGTTCTACGAAGAACTAGCCAAAGAGAGTCAAAAAGAAGATTATAAAACTGTTGGTGACATTTTTCGTGCAGCAAAAGTCGCCATAAATAAGCAGTTCACACCTGATGAACTTTCTAATCTTCGTTCTGTAATTGGGAAAAGATTGAATTCAAAACTACCACAAGACCCAGAGAAATTGCTTGATAAACCAACTAGAGACTTGATGAGCCAAGTGTTTATGCAAGTAGCAAAGGAGATGAAATAATGTCATTCAACATGGGATCATTTGGTGATGAAACTCCAAAGAGAATGGGTTGGTTGCCGATTGAATCGCAACCAATTGAATTGCAGAAAAAGTTTGAATCGAAGCTAATACCATTCTCGATTACCGGAGAGGATGCAGATGTTAAAGAAGCATTGTTGTATAAAGTCGTCAACAAAGCTGCCGGATACGAATTCTTCCCATGGGATCAAAAAACTGGTTCATGTGTAGGTCATGGTGCATTGGCAGTCATGGCAACTTTACAAGCTGTGGAAATAGTCACTTCTGGACAGACTTATGAAGAGTGGCGATGTCCATTCATTCTTTATAACTATGGACAATCAAGAACTAGGGGTGGACTACACGGAGAAGGTGAAGGTTCTTTTGGTTCATCCATGGCAGAGTCTTTGAATGAAGATGGGTGTCCACCGCTTGATCCAAGTTATCCGCAACCAATCAAACAATCTGATGGCTCATGGACTTGGGGATCGTCTGCCGAAATGCGATGGTCAAATGGTGATCGACCACCAATGGACATCAAAGCAACTGCCAATAAATTTAAGGTTCGTTCAACCTCAAAACTGAATAACTCCAACGATGTTAAAACAGCATTGCGTAACGGATACCCTGTTACGATTGCATCCGGTTGGTGGGGTTTTGCAAGTCTTAAGGTTGCACCCAAGGGTAGTCCTGCTGTTCAACTTGCATCCAAATCTGATTCATGGGGTCATCAACAATCGTGCCTTGGATATACTGAGCATCCAGAGTTTGGGTTAATATTTCTGATTCAAAATTCATGGGGTAATGCTCATGGAACTCCTCCAGGAAATTTCAATGAACCCAAGGGATCATATTGGATGAAAGCATCTGATATGGATCGTATTTGTCGTGAAGAAGTATTTTCTTTTTCTAATTTTGACGGATACCCTGCACGAAAGATTGATTGGACGCTATAATATCTTTGGTCACATTTTCTTTAGGAGGAAGCATCATGACCAGTTTTATTTTGTCTGTGGCGTTAAGTTCCCAAGTTATTGATCTACCAATCCGCAAAGGTGGATCAAGTTGTGCAAATGGTCAATGTTCGGTTTCTGCTCCAGTCGAGCAGAAAAAAGTAGAACAAAAGCCAGTTATTGTGCCAGTACAGGAAGAAAAAGTTTTCCGTGGTGGAAAGCTTCGTTTTCGTCTTCGTGGCTCATCCTGCTGCGGTTAATCTATTTTTAGAAAGGAATAGATATGTCTAATGCACCAATGCCTCCAATGCCAGGAATGATTGGTGGTCAACAACCACCTCATCCGTCTTTGGAAGTATTTAAAAAGTATGTAAATGGTGCTGCTAGTAAAGAAGAAACCATAAATGCTTTTTGCGAATATATTATGACAGGTATAAGAGGTATGCCGATTCCAAATCCAGATTTGGCTAAGTCTGTACTGTCATCTGATTCATCGGCAACATTTATGGGGTATCCGCAGATTATTCAATGTGTTGCATTGATGCTTAAGCAGTCTTGATGTGATTCATTAATTTGATGATAATTACAGGACACTATAAAATGTGTCCTGTTTTTGTTTAGAGGAAGCTATGAGAATACAACCAGTTCAAGGTTCTGGCATGAATGCCGGATATGATGCTGCAACAAAAAGCATCACCATAAGCAACGAAGGAAATACGCCTTTTTTGTATTTCCGTGTAAACAGCAAAATACCAAAAGATAATCAGGATTACTCAAAAGGAATTTATACATTTTATGATTTTTATGAAGTAATTTGGGATGGAGAAAATTTTTCAAAATTAGAAGGTGGATTATCCGCAACATATGATTCAAGAGAAACCTGTCCAAAATTATATGCGGTTCCTTATGATATTGATGATCCTTCAAATATAGGAAACTTTACTGGTAATCTTGGTGTGTCTGGCCAAGGATTGGTTTTTGTAGGAAGATATCGTGGAGTTGATTCTACAGATGGCCGAGATGTATATGAATTTTTTAGAAGTCTTGACCCTTCTTCAAAAGTATTAGTAAAAATAGATGATACAACATCTTTTATACAAGGGTATTATCCAGCAATATCAACTGGAAATTTGCAATTAGACCAAACAACACCCTATCAAAACAAATATTGGGTAAAAGAACTTAATGGGGCAGAACTAACAATTGGAAGAAATTATATAGGATTTTTTGTTGGCGAATCTTTTGACCCATATAAAGGTGATCCTGAAAATTCAGATAATAGACCTGTTTTAACTGTGATAAATACAGTTATGGCTGGAACAACAGGCGTTACCATTGTTACTGATATAGTTTGTGTTGGTGGTGCTGTATCACCTGTTTATGGAACATTTTATCCATCTGAAGAAGCTTATATAACTCAGGACACAAAAAAAACTTTTATAAGCCTTAATGATACTCCATCTAGTTATCAAAATGCTGCGAATTATTTTTTATGTGTAAATCAATCTGGAACTGGAATAAGTTTTACAACCGCCAATCCACCTTCAACTTTTGTTCCAAATCTTTCTTTTATAAATTTAAAAGACTGTCCAACTAGTTATCCAAGTTCTCCTGAATATGGACAATACATGATGGTGATTAATCCTGGACAAAATCCAACTGTTAGTTTTCAATTGGTTAATATTATTCAAAATAAATTTTCAATAGTTCCTAGTTCTGGAACTCTTAACAGCGGTTTTCATTTCAAACTTGTAAATGATAAACAAACTCCTGGGAAAAATATGTATTACGGAACAGATGAAGAAGGTGTCAAAGGCTGGTATGAATTTCCACAACAATAGGTTTTAACATGGCATACAAAGAACAAATACCTGAACAAAATATATTTAAAAAAAACACAGAATATTACAACCTTCAATATGAAGGATGTTGCACTTGTTCTTATTGCATAAAAAACACACAGGCTCCAACTGTTACATTTAAAAATTTTAGAAAAATAAATAATACTTTTTCAGATTTAGTTCCCTTGAATCCTTACAACGACAAATACACTTTTGTTGAATATTTGGATGATTTAATACCTTCTGGTCAATTCACATATGAATTAGATTTTACTCCATTTAAATATGAAAATTGGAATTCACCAGATATTAAAAAAACCAGTTATTTACCCTATAATTTTACATACATTCCATTCAAAAATTGCTCTGGTTCACCATCTAGTATATTTGGTGGTGTAAATTATGGCCCATATCTTGGGTTTCCTTTTGGAATATGGGATTCATTGCTAAATGCATATGAGGCAAGACCATATAATAATTATTTTAAATACAGTCAATTCCCATTAGATTACATATATAATCCTTACAATATTTATTTAAATCAGCAGGAATATGATCTTTACAACAAAAGTGGAAGAATATTTCACACTCTTGTAAATGCTTGTAATACAAAAGTTCAAATTAGTCCTGTTTATACAGTAGGTTGTCCTGATCCATCTTACTGGACTACTAGTTATCCACCTTGTCCTCAATCTGTTTTAGAATGTGTTTTTGGAGACACTATAACAAATGTTTTCCCAGAAAAACCATCTCAGCCATTAGATATAAATATTTCTGGAGTTTATGGATTAAAATCATACATGGAGTCAAACGATTTTTCCTTTGGAATAAAGGCAAGTAATAATTGCGAAAACAATCTTGTTAAAGTATTAGACCTTATTCCTCTTATGAATATTAATGATTATTCACCTCATACATATCAAGATTACAATCTTTATGAAAAGCAACTGTTTTATACTCCTGGGTCTGTGTTATTGGTTGATTCCTCGGAATTCATAAAAAGTGGTTTTGTCTTGTCTCATTTGAATTTTAATTTTACCGACATATCTTCATCTATTTCTCAATCTGGAAAACCAACTAATTACAATTTCAGTTGCTACTTTTCTTCAATGAGAGTTATAAATTATTTTTTGGACATTTTTTATTGTCCAGAATCTAATTGGGAACAATATAATCCGTATCCACCAATTGAGGGTGCATTAAGGGCTAATTGTATTGGCATGAATGAATTTACTTATCCTGATAAAGCAAATTGTTTTATTTCTCTGCCAAACCCCTGGATTGGATGCACTTATTATCAAAACAATTGGATGCTTGGGAATGATAGTGTTTTTAATTATGAAGGTGGAGACTTTTATTTAAAAGACTCAGAGACAATTTATAACGAAGTTTTTTATGAAACCTACCCTACAAGTTTTTCATTGAAATATAATAATGGTACTCCTTACGACTATGGATTAAATTGTCATTTTGGAAATTATTATAGCTATAGATCAACAATTAGTTATCTTCCTAATTATTATTACATAAATTCAGGAGTTCCTGATTTGACATCATATTTTTCCTTTGTTGATTCAAAAAAAATAACTTCACAAACAAATTCTTCTGGACAAACAACACTAACCATGTGGGGTTCTAAATTTTCTGGAGCAACATATGGAATATTTAAATACAAATATAAGAGCGAACAAAACAGACCTGTTTTAGCAAATAATTCAAAACCAGCATATTATATTGATGCATATATGGCTCTTGGATTTGAATGTGATATTGAAATTAAATTTCAATCAAAACCATTATGCAATATCAAAGACATACCTTCAAAAATAAATTCCATTGAGGAGTTTAAAGTTAAATTTGAAAATTACAGAAAAGTTCCCCAATACAATACATCCACTAGAGATGCAATTAAATGGATGGTTGATCAAAATTCTTATGATCTAGGCATATTTGGTAATTCATGGATTGGTAATAATTATAATTTTTTATTGGATGATAATCCCTCTTATTCTTTTGAAAACATTGTTTATGCTCCACCAACACAGAATATAAATAATTTCTTTTATATAAACAGAAAAGGTCTTGTTAAAAACATACAAGATATAGAAGAACCATTGATTGAGGATTTTACATCTAGTTGTTATGGCGTAAATTACAATCCATATCCTAGTAAAACATTTAATTACAATGGAAGAATTTATGATGATAAGCAGTATCCAGATAAATACAAAAGCTGTTTATTAGTTACTGGAGATGAAACTGTATGGCAAACTGGGAACGAAATAACAATAACAACAAAAAGCAGCGAATTTGCAGTTCCAGAATCACTTAAGCCAATAAAAATAGGAAACAACAATAGAAAATATTATTGTATTTTTGTAAAAAAGATTTCTGAAAATTATCAAAACGCAGGAATGACCCTTATAAGATTGGCAGACACATATCAAAAATCTATTGATGAAGAATATATAAAAATAGAAAATTACATGAAATATTATGGAACTGCTTATTTTGACATAAATGTAAAATATGAAAGATATAAAAGAGACGAGGCAAAATATTTAGCTCCAAAATATCAGAATTTTAATCACCAGAATTTCGATAAAAGCAATAGTATGCTTGATAAATATTCAATCCCATATCAAATTGTTACAAATCCAACTTCAAGTTATCAAAACTTACCTAGTGGGGAATTGTTTCTTAATTCAACTTGGAATGGTAGTTCATTCTTTTTTTCATTTAGACCTGATGGTCTAATAAATTCAATTTCTACCCCTGTTGTTTATGACATTAAAAATCCATTCAATGTTGATGTGATATCAATGTCTCCACTTAAAATAGTTTTTAAAAATGTAATATTTAGGACTGATAATTATTCTTATGATTTTTCAAAACTAAGTTATCTATACAATTATGAGACATCTTACAAGGTTTTTGATCCTTCTGTCGGGTATCCATATCAGCCAAAGACAACATATAATTGCACATCTAAATTGTCTTTTGGTTTTATGTGCGATATTTTGTTTGAAGAAAATTTAAAGGGAGATAACAAATATCAATTGCCAATTGAATTTAATTCAATTTTAGACATGGATCAGTACATACAAACAAGCGGTGTTTATAACTCCAAGTCACCACTCAATATGATCAATCCAGAAAAATGCACTCACATTGGAAAAGTGATTGATAGAAAAGATTGCAACTGCCCAAAGAAATGGATTCGCCAATGCGAAATCCATGAGACAACGGATTGGAAAAAGTGTATGAGTTGCCCGAACTATCAACCGGAAGATTGAGTTTTCTTATCAATCAATGCGTTAGTGTCTGCTAATGTGATTTGTCCAGGACGGATTCGTTTCATGAGTCCATCCGTTGGTGAACCCATGATGGTTTCTAATTCGTGCTTTTTGTCTAAAGATTCATCAACTTCTTTTTGCCATTCGAATACTTTCATGACCATTTCGGCAGCTTTAATGTTGCCACGAATGGCTTTACGCATGAGCATATTCTTGATTGCTTCCATATCTTGTTTGGTCGTTAAACGAACAAATTCTCGTTTGAGTTCTTGTATATGTCGATAGTATGGATTCATGTACATTGGAATCCTACCTTTTCTTAGTTGCCATTCGGTAAAACTTCAAAGCTTTGCTTCTTGCAGGAAAATATCTTTTCTTTCGTGAAACCATCCCTCTGGCAATCTTACCTTTGACAATACGCTGACCTCTTGGGCCAGATCGTGTAGCAACTGAATAATCTCTCAAAGCTGGTGTTCCTGCTCCATACCAATATATTCTTCCACCCCTTGCTTTTGCAGTAACCCATTTGGAAAAGTTAAGGAATGGAACCCTTGGGTAAATATACCCATTAGGATTTCCCCTTCCTGCTTTTACAAACATCACAATCGCACCAGATTTAACACCAGTCATTCCAAGTGGATGATATTCAAGTCTTGTCATCCAAGATGATGGTGGATCATATTCCCATTCTTGTTCATGAATCGGTGCATTCTTTTTGGCTTTTTTTTCGGCAGTTGTTTGTTCGGTTAATGTGGAAGATTTTTTCTTTTGCCGTTCTTGCAAAAGTCTTTTTAGATTCTCAATTGCTCCTACTAAGTCTGCCACTTTAACCTCGCAAAATTAACACTATATGTTTAAAATACATAATAATCTAATATGCGAAAGGAAGCAAATGTTAAACAAAGCTGGTGCAGATTGGATGATTGAAGCGATTGCTGCTTTTGAGAAAAATGATTTTGCTAAATCTATAGCAGCATCCTTGATATATACCTCTGAGACACTTGAACTTATGCGTATGCTAATTGATCCTACCACTCCACAGGATGCGGAGTTGCCAGGCCAAAAGGAATTTCCAAAATGAGCAAAACTGACGAAAACTTTTATGAAATGTTAGAGAACATTCAAAGGGGTGTAGACATCAAGCTTGCCATGCGGGCCTTTGGAATATCCAAAAAAGATTTGGAACCATGGCATAAGAAAGAAATGGCAAAGGCAAAAGCACAAGCAACCATATCCATGCAGCAAATTATTCATGAGCATGGAAGTCAGGATTGGCGAGCGTTGCAATGGATTATAGAGAGGAACAACAGGAATCAGAATAATGAACAGCAATTGGAAGCAAACCTCAATAAACAAATTGCTAAAGAACTGGCAAAAGGCATTATCGAATCCAGCATTGCAGGACAAATTGAAGGAATTGCAGGCAATCAAGGAATTCAGGAAGTCGAATCAGAAGACTGTGGATATTCCGAAAGACCCGAAAGCATATTGCGATTACCTCGGAATTCGTCTGAGTCCGCAGCAGATGGAGATTTTTAATGCGGTTGCGAATGGTGACAGGAAAGTATTAGTTCGATCAGCACACAATCAAGGCAAAACATATCTCTGTGCAGTTATTGCAAGTTGGTTTCACGATCATTTCGCACCATCAGAAGTTTTGATTTCCGCACCTGTTGCACAACAGATAAGAGATGGTGTTTTTAAAGAACTTAGAAGAATCAGGCCGAGTGACCCAAACTGGATGCCAAAGGCCAATCGTCTTGAGAAAACATCCAATCATTACATACAGGGTTTGACTGCACAGAAAGCAGATGCGTTTCAGGGCCGTCATAATCCTGGCGGTCTGTGTATTTTGTTTGATGAAGCTTCCGGTATTGAGCCAACTTTCTGGGAGCGAGCAGAATCTATGCTTTCAGCAAGCAAACACAATTGTCTATGGTTCTGTATCTTCAATCCATATGATGCTGCCAGTCCTGCATACTTTGCGGAGCAAGACCCGCAATGGAGATTGTTCCACTTGTCTGCGTTAGATCATCCGAATGTTGTCAACAAAAGGGATGTGATTCCAGGTGCTATCAACTACGACTATGTTGTTCAAAGGATTAAAAATGAATGCCGATCATCCATGGAAGGTGAAGAAAGCGAGCCAGGATATTTTGAATTTGAAGGCAAAGGATACATGGTCGAAGACCCATTGTTCGATGTGCAAGTCCTTGGAAGATACCCAAGTAAAGCCATCAACTCGGTCTGGTCTGCTATTGCCCTTAAACAAATACTCGAACCGATCAATACTAATCCACAATGGCTTGTGCAGATCGGTGCTGACCCTGCTCGTTTCGGTGATGATAGGTCTTGCATTGTGGTTCGTCATGGGCCGAACATAGTGGATGCCAAAGAATTTCGTGGTTTGTCTACCAAAGAATTTGCAGACAAAATCAAAGAATACTGCAATAAATATGAGCAAGGTCATCAACCAAGATACAGAATTCCTGTGCTTATTGATGAAGGTGGTGTTGGTGGTGGTGTTGTAGATAACCGAGGTGATTATCTTTTCTATGGAGTCAATTCATCTGGTGAAGCAAGCCGATGGAGAGAATTCCCAAATATGCGTTCTGCTTTGTGGTTCGAAGCAGCAGAACTGGCAATCGAGGGAAAAGTTTCAATCGCCAGTCTGCCACTTCATCTCCGTGAAAAAATCATGGAAGAATTAAGAACTCCAACCTACATTGTTGACACAATTGGCCGAAGAGTGGTTGAATCTAAAGACGGCATGAAGAAACGACTCAAACACTCTCCAGACTTGGCCGATGCTTTTAACCTTTCATTATTGGCGGTTCCGAAGGTTGGGGTTGAGAGGATTGTTGGTCACCTGTAGTGATATACATTTCTCCGTGACCATTTGCATCCCTTGTCTTTTTGATTGTGATTTCACCGCAATCTTGTAAATACCTGATTGCATCATCAACAGACTGACCATGGGTAATATTTTTTCTAAGTATTCTTTTGGCATCCTTCATTTTGATTCCATGATTGCCATTGTCTATGTCTGTGGAGTTCTCCTCTATTAGCTTTAAAAGCTTGTCTGTGATTTCACCAAACTTCGTATCAGACACCATGACTGTATTTGCTGTCTGTCTCTTGTTCACTTCACGAACAAATTTGAATCCAGACATAATCGCTTCCAGACTTATATGGGTTGCCCTGATATCCCTGCTTAATTCCCATAAACATGAGATTTTCAAAGCTTGTTCTGGAAGTCTTGCACAAGATGCTGCCTTCTCTTCTTCACCTTTCTTTTGATATTCGCTGTACAGGTCATCATTTTTCCAAACTTCTTCTTGGAAAAACTCCAATGCATCATCAGATAGTTCCAAAATGCGTGGTTCATTTTCAACTTTGTTCAATGGTTCATTTCCAAATTCATCAATTCCGTTTTCCTCAATAAATGCTCTAGCACCTCCAGCAACCATGTTTTCATTCATGGCAATCAATCGTGCAGCAGTTTCCACAAGTTCCCTTGGTATTGGTTCATTGCTGCACATTCCATGTACATTCATTCGTCCTCTAACTGCTGCCTGAAGAATCAACAAACGATTGTAAAAACCTGATCGAATTACCTTTGGACTCAATGCCTTGAAATATTCCTCTGGTGTCGATGATGTCATAACGGAAAGGAATGGATAACGAATAAAATTTTCTTCCTGATCTTCTCCTGCTCGAACCCTGCGTTTGATATAGTTCGATGTAAACAATTCGAGCATGGAACCCATGACATCGTTGTATCTTGTGTCTCCATTTTTTACTTTCTCAAGATCGAATGCACCTTCGTCTGCCATGAGAAATTTTGGGCCTTGCATGACTCGTTCTTCAAGACCTTCACGAGAACCAACCTTTGTCAACAGTAAGTCACCACTATCGATTTCCATGCATATTCTTGCGTTGAGCTTTCTTGGATAATCTTTTCCATTTGCGGTGAGACCCAAGATAACCATGTAAAGATTAAGTTTAAGTTCACCTGGCCCCATGACAGATCGTCCAACTAAGGCCGAGAACATACCAAGTGCGGATGCAGCAGCAATTCTTTTCTCTGGATACAATGCATTCCTCATGCAGTAATCAATGTACGAGTTTATCCAGCCAGGAAAGTCGATAGATTCATCTGGAACAATGTCCATCTGCTTCTTAACTTTTATCTTCTTATCTGCTTTTTTATTGTCTTCAGAAATCAAATCCCATCGTGATTCATCAGGCAAATCTTCCTGTCTTGATGTGCAATATTTGTCGAATACCTGTGAATAAAATGATTTCCATTCTTTTGATCCGGCCACCCAACCTCTTGATGCACAATACACATAATCTTTTGTCAACGGAGTATTGGATGGCAATCTCCAGTCATTTGGACTAAAAGACCAATATCTGTCCATTCCACCAGCTTTTGCTCCGCACAATGCATTTGGGGTTTTCATGTCTGATGAATCTGGATGCCAACAGATAAAGTAATCAGGTCTTACCTCAATAATCCTGTATGAATCAGGAAGTATCTCAGTCCATGGTGTTTCAACTCGCCATTGTTCTAATGCTGTTTTCTTGTCTACTTCATGACGATAGATTGGTTCTGGATTTACTGTTTTAAATTTCTTGACGGACTTTTCATCATAAGACTGAGAAAACGCCATTAGAAATTCATGTTCACTATTGGTGAGTTCAGGTATGGTTGATATGCCACCATGAAGCATTTTGTATGGTTTGATAATTCCATCAATCTTCGATATCGCTTGTGAATAAAATCCTACAACATATCCACCAGCTCCTTTGGTTTCAATGAGTGGTGGTGCGGTTGTTTTCTTGGAACCTCTTACCCTTGCTTCTGTTAACCAAGCTTTTGCACGATCCGATGACATATTGGCTAATTCACGACATTTGGATTTTCCAATTGGAGTATAGTAAAAGATGTGCAATCCTTCGCTCGGAGTTTCTTCCACACATCCTGTTAGTTTGTCGTGAAGATATTTATTGGACACTTCCAAATCTTGCATAAAATGTTTTGCAAGTATTGGACAGTCAATGTCCAGACATTCTAGGTCACGATTTTGTCCAGCTACTGGCCCGCAATTTACAGCTATCCCTGCGACATTAGCATGGGAGAAATCCAGATCAATATCTGCCTTGGTTGGCAAATTAGTACGCAATTCTACGATGCGATTCGCTTTTCTGACTACAGGAGTTTTATCCACTTTGGTCGAGAAAACAGACAATCCTTGTTCACGAATTTTAATCGCACCATCCCTGATTGATTCCATTTCTTTCCCCTATGATTTGAAAGCAAAAAATATTAAAATAATTTTGCGGGTCTGCTTCCTGCCCGCAACAAGGGGGTAGGGTTTTATCCTTTCGACCCTACTCCCACAAAAAATTCCGATGCTAGAAATGTATACTGGTCAATCGACCAGTACCCCTTTTCATTTTTATGTGCTTTGATGGATGTTGGTCGTGGTAATGTATCGAGCCATTCTTGACTCTGCAAGAGTGTTTTATCAAGATGCCAATGATGATCAGGTATATTTCGGCAACCAATGGATTTAAGCCATTTCCATAATCCATATTCGAGTCCATGTCGTAATGAGTGAAAAGATTGAATAATATTTCCCTGCATGGTTTCATGAGATTCCCTGATGCATGGATCAGCAGCAGGATTCTTTTTATAAATAGAATACACAGTTGAAACAATCTGAAACTCACGCACCTTCATTCCGCTGATAATTTCACCATCGGTCTGAGTTGCTGAAAGTTTTGCTGGAACCTCATTGCGTTCCTCTCTTGGTTTGAAATATCCACAAGATGGACAAATTGGAATATTTATCCTGTGTATAAATGCACAAGATGGGCATTTCTTCACCTTTGGTGCTGGCTTCTCAATGCCATATCCATCGACTTCAATTTGGTCAATGCATCCATGCCTCAGAGCGTTTTCTCCGAAGTCCAATATAAGGCAGTTTTCTTTGCCAGGATTCAATCTAAAGCCACGACCAACCATTTGATACCACAATCCTTTAGACAAAGTTGGACGCATGACAACCACACAATCGGTGCATGGTGCATCAAACCCTGTTGTCAATACAGCAACATTTACAAGCCATTTGATTTTTCCTTCTCGGAACTGACGAATCTTAAAATCACGAATTGCTGTTGCTGTTTCTCCGGTAATCATTTCGCACGATTGTTCACCGTTTTTTTGCAGACAATCGAGAATAATTTCCGCATGACGAATCGATGAACCGAACACAAGGATGGATTTTCTTCCAACCGCTTTGTGTATGGTTTCAGCAACCGATGCATTTACAAGGGATTCGTTTTCAAGTATTTGATCCAAATCCGATGCAAGATATTCTCCGGCACGAACACGGACTTTTTTAAGATCAAGATGTTCCTTGTATCCTACTGTTACTAATGGAGATAGATATCCACCGGAAATCAAATCTTTGACACCAATGGCATAGCAACAATTGTTGAATGTTTTTCCTGGCCCGAAGATAATTCCAGATTGCAATCGGTACGGAGTCGCTGTCAATCCTGCAATGACAATGTTTGAATTTCTTATCTTTGCTGCCTGAATGAACCTTTGGTACATTGTTTCAGCATTCGGTGATATCAGATGACATTCATCGATAAGAATGAAATCTAACTTTCCAAACAGGTCTGCCTTCCTGTGAATGGATTGAATTCCAGCAATAGTAAGTCTTTTGACTTCTTTTCGTTTCATGCCAGAGGAATAAACTCCGATATCATTTTTTGATACTACTGTCTGATCGGCAATTCTGTTGCAAGTATTTTCACTTTGCTCCAGAAGTTCCTTCACATGGCTGAGTAACATACCTCGGCATTCAATATTGGCAGAAAAAAAACGATTTATGATTTCTGCCATGACCAGAGTTTTGCCACCACCAGTAGGTATGACAATAACACAGGATTCATTTGGCCTGTCTTTCTGATACTGAAACAATGCATTGACTGCATTTTGCTGATACGGCCTTAACATTTTCTCATCCTCTCGAAACCTAATATGTTATTGGTTGCACCAAAAGAATCGTTAGTTTCCCCGATGTCTACAAGGAAAGGTTTATCTACTAAATCATCTGGTTTCATAACCTTGTCAACACCACAACAGTTTGACAGTTTGGCTAGTTTTCTTCTGGAGTCTGCACGAAATTTCACATCTGTGGAGTAGATGTGAAAATTCGCATCAATAACCTTCCCCTGTTGACACCCTTGAATAATCTGTATGTCACAAGACAAATACTTGTTTCCAGCTTTGGATGTTTTAACCTCTGCTCGTGAAATACGAGCAGAGTAAGTTCCGGCTGGGATTGGTTTACATTCATCTGGGTCAAACAAAGGTTCGTTAGTATGCATTGTTTTCTCCGAACAAAGGTCTTGTGGTATCCCTTGGTTTTGGCTTTTTAACTGGTCGTTTAGGGATAAGTTTCTTTTCCTCAACACGCATTACAGGATCAGTATCAATCGCTTTTATTGTCCTGATGCCGTTTGCATCTTCCATGATTATCCTGTGAGGAGTCCTTGGAGTCCACAACGCAATGTCCAATCCGTCTGCTGCACATTCTGGATAATCTGTGTTAAAAATGTTTTTCCAAGATTCTTTGTTGCTCCATGTTGGAGGAAAAAAGAACTTCTCTATGACTGGTTCTGGGTCTGTTGTCCAATGTGCTGCCACCAGTTCATTTCCATCTTGCGTCCAATCTGTGTCTACAACTGTGCATACTCTGGTTTTCGAAAATCCTCTTCGTTCCAGATGCTCGACAAAACTACCTTCACCAAAAACCTTTGTCACTACTGACCTTAATTCAACAATGCTGTTAATCGTTGCTTCCTGCATGATTACCACTCCATTCGGTATTTAATGTCTAAATTAACTTTTTCGATAACTGGAGAACCGGCAATTGCTGTTGTCGATGCTCCAGTTTCGAAAGACTGTCTAGTTGACTGGCATCCGGCCAGACCAACTATGATTAACAAAAAACATACTCTCATGCTGCACCTCCTGTGCTTCCTTTATCGACATCCAGACGATACAACATGAGAGTATTTCAACTATGCTGGTAAAAATTTTTCAATGTTAGCAAACACGGCTGACCCATCTTTGCTTTCTGAATTGGTAACTTTTACTTGGCATGATTGGCCGATCATCGAATCTGTGGTCAGAGATTCCAATCCAAGTGCCTTGTCCAGCGACTGACGAATCCTTGCATGGATTTGGCAGACCTTTGGATTAGGATGACCATTCTTTAAGTAGATATTGAAGAATTCATTTCTTCCTGCCATTTCATGTGGTTCGGAAATTTGCAACCTAAGATTCAAAAACTTTTTGTCGTCTTTGGTTTTAATTTCGCAACCCATGATCGTCACAGGATACACTCCTGCTGGCAACAGACGATCTCGTTCAATTTCTCTTGCCTCTTCTTGTGAAAAAATTTCCATGTTTACTTACCTTCTTTCTTGTTGTTTGAAAAAATTTCATTTACTTTTGAAACAAACTGGTCAACCGGAATAACTCCAGTCAGGGTTGGGATTCTGGATTTTGCTGTTAATCCACCCCTTGGAGTTACTGTTATCGTCCTCCGTACTTCCGTTCCTTCCTTTCTGACAATGGGTTTTCCATCGTCTCCAATCATCAGGTCAATCTCTAGGAAACCAACGAGGTCTGCCCAAGATGTAACCCATTCACTCATGGCTTTTTCGGCACGAACACCAAACGATGCATATTCTTCTCTGGTAGGGTCTTTGACTTGCTTGATGGTGCTATGGCATAGGAACCAAACACCAAGGTCTTTTTTTCCTGCCAAAGAATTCATTAGCAAACTGATCTGTGTTACTGCCTCGACTAGACCCTTTCCATATCCACCCATTGCCAACACGATGGATGATTTTCCATCCTGTTGGCATATGTGCTGATGAAGCAGTCGTTCTAGAGCAGTCAAAGAATCCACAACAATATGCCTGTATGCAAAATCTGTAGCTTTTGCAATTTCCTTAATAGTTGCTACAAATTCTGTCCAAGATGTAATACGAACAATGTCTACATCAAGGCCAGACAGGCCACCTTCTACATCAAGTATCAATGGCTTGTCAAGCTTGCTTGCAAGTGTTGATTTACCTGATCCTTCAGCACCAAATACTACTGCCTTCGGCATATTAGTTGATCCGAAACTAACTGGCTTTTCGATTTTCATTATTCATGACCCTTTGCTTTAAAAGTTATGATTACATCTGCACTATCGGTGGATGACCAGATGTTCTTGACGGACACAGAATACACATTGCCCATGATGCGTTTTAATCCGTAGCAGAGTGCATCAAGGAAAGCATTTTCTGGAACCATGAAGCAAGTTTCAACTTCTGTTGATTTCAAGAAATGTTGCGAATCAAATTTGCAGACACAATCTATCCTGTACACACCATCGTACGGACCAGAAATTTTGCTGATTTCTGGCCAGTTGTTGATCGCCCAACCTAAACCACCGGAAACAGCACTAAAGAAAACATCTTTTAGTATTTCTAGTTGAACAGTAAATTCCTGATCTTTCATGATCAGGCCACCGACTCTTTCTTTTTCAATCACTTCAATCTCAGCCATTGGAACCAACCTTTCTGTTGGAAAATTAAATGACATAGTATTCCTTCCTTGAAAAAATACCTGCTGGACTCCCATAAGATTCCCAACTTATGGAATACGACAACAAGTCGTGGATGTATCCAGCAGGATACGCTTAGTAATCTTCGTCTAAGTCTGCAAAAAAATCTTTTGGTTCTGCATTGTGAGATACTGACCTGTCATTCTTATTCTTATCATGTGGATGAATTGGAATAGAATGATCTCCGGCCAGATGAAGTGGCAAGCTAAGAGTTAGTCTGACTGCCATCCATAATATTTTTTCCTCCGAACCTGGAGGATGAGGACATGGTAGATGGACTTCATTTAGAAGTCGTTGTTCCTCAGATATGTTTCCTTTCCGTCTGCTACCCACATCGTTCTCGCTTCCATACACACCACACACACTCCATACACTCAGAGTATATGTTCGTGAATTTATACTGTCAATCCTTTTGTGATATTTTTTTGATATATTTTTTATATTGCCTTTTTTGATTTGTCGTATATGATTATAGCAAGGAGGTTTACATGAAAGGAATTTCTGTTTCTTTGACCCATGAGGAGTCTTTGATATGCAGATTGATCGCTTTTGCAAAAGCAAAAGAATCCAGACTTACTGAAACCAAAGAATCTAAATTGTCATCGGCAGATGGAGTCGAATTAGATTATCTTGGTTTTTCTGGAGAATTTGCTTTCTGCAAAATATTCAATCTCATGCCGGATTTTACAACTCATGTAAAATCATCTAAAGATGGAACCGATCTTGGTGATTGTGTTCTAAATGGAATGAAAATCGATGTAAAAACAACATCGAATTCATTCGGATGCTTAAGGGTTCTTAAATGGAAAAAACCAAACTCGGTAGATGTATATGCATTAATGACTAGAGAAAGCGATTTCTTGTATACATTTCGGGGGTTTGTTTCTTCCAAAGAAGTTTTTAAGCAGGACAGATTAAACTCAAGCACATATCCCAACTGTTATGTGGTTGAGCAATATGAACTATTAGAGTTAGAGGAGGTGATCGGTGAATCGAAAAAAACCCTTACCCAAGGGTGCAAAGGAAAAACTTCTGCTTGTATTCAATCCGAACTCAGACTTGAAGCAACGACTTGTGGTCGATGCGTTAAGGTCGAATCGAAGCTTGAACAAACAGATTCTGACCATACTGGAAAATTATCTTAAAGGAAAGGAAACCATATGATACCCATTGAGTATGTATCTCACAGTAGACTTGAAACCTACAGGAAAAATCCTGTGCTTTACAAGAAACAGTATGTGGAAAAAGTTCATCAGCGTGAATCTTCTCCAGCCATGGCATTAGGTTCTTTAGTCCATGCAATGCTACTTGAACCAGATACTGTCGATGAAAAGTTCAAGGTTGCTCCAACAGCGGACAAGAGAACTAAGGCAGGGAAAGAAACATGGGAGAAGTTTCAAGAATCTTTGACCGCTGACCAGATTGCCATTACCCATGATGATGTCGAAATGGCAAACCGAATGCTTTCGGCAATTGCTGACAATTCGGCATCAGCATACTATTTGAGTTCTCCAACCGCTGTTAAAGAGAAAGAAATTTTAATCAAGGTTCCATTCGATGGGCAGGATTTGAATTTTAAATTCATTGCTGACATCTATTGCCCTGAGAAAAATTTCTTAGTCGATGTCAAAACAGTATCTTCTTATGACCCATTGGATTGGGGCAAAGAATGTGCTTTTAATGGTTATCTCAGGCAAATGGCACTCTATCGTTTTCTGCTTAGATATATGCAGATACCTATAACCTCTTGTGTACACATTGTTGTGGACAAAGGTGAGTTCCCATCTTGCATGGTGGTTGAGTTTGACTCTTCCGATTTGGATCGTGCTGAGAATGCCTGTTTTTCGATGCTTCGTAAATTAGTCGTCTCTCATGAAACGAATAATTTTCAACCGCACTATTATGGGATAGTTCCGAAGATAACAGCACCCGCTTGGTCATGGAGGTAATTGGTAGATGTCTCACTCAAAGGGGAATGTGATATTTTCTTTGCCACCATCCGTGAATGCTTGCTGGAGGACTGTTAAAGGCAGAACCATCCTTAGCAAACAGTACAGGGAATGGAGAGCAGAAAATAATCACATAGTCAAAGGGTACGAAAAAATCGAACCATTTGATTGGCCGGTTCATGTTCATATTGTCGTGCATCCTGGCAAGGGTTGGCGAAAGTGCGATCTTGATAATCGCATCAAACCAATCCTTGATCAGTTGCAACATTGCAATTATATCACGGATGACAATACTGATTATGTGTACGGCGTTAGTATCACTCTTGGTTATCACGCTGGTGAAGAATTTGAGTCCTATGTGGAAATTTCTTTTCAACGCATGGAGGATGAATAATGTCTATTAAGATTAATGAAACTGTTTACCTTACCCTTAGTGAAGCAGCAATGATTATGGATATACATCCGACTTTGATGTCTCACTATGTCCATAGGAATGAATTTCCTGGCATGATTGATCTGAATGATCATGAACCAATGGTTGGTGAGATTGCCAGACACAGTATGCAAGTTCCTGAAGAAAAAATTGCCAAGTTTTCCAATGAAAGGCAAAGGAGATATTATCTGATTCCTTTCAGTTCTGTCCTTGAAAAAATGGAGAGAAGGAAGAACAGGAAAGTAAACGCTGAAATCAATAAAAAGAAGAAAGCGTTGAAAAAGGCAGGACTTGATCAGGATGTCCAGATTGACATAGAGGTTCTCTAATGAGTGATGATAGAATGTCCTCTGGATCGAAATGGAATTTGAATCCAGAGGATGGAGTAATGAGAAATATATCCACATTAACGGCAATCCAAACATCGACTAGGAGGGCCTGTATCATTGCCAGAGAATTTACTGGCATCGAGGTCATGCCTGATGAAATGGGTGCTGCTGCTGTGGATAGTCTCTCATGCCTGAAACATGGTTGGGATAACTTCCAGATTTGCAAACGCAAACCTGATTCCATTGTCAATTTTGCTTCCTGTATGTCTGTCATGGAGTGGTGTCATTCGATCAAAAAAGCTGATAACACTCCATATTCTTTATCGAGTAACAAGCTTTCATCTGAAATGGATATGATCAGCATTGAACTGGAATATCTTTTTCCTGGATGCATGAGCATTAAAAACGCCACCCAATGTCTGTACGATGGCATTGCTGCAACCGCAGAAGGATGCGAGCGTAACGGATGGCAATGGACGAAAAAGCTAAACGAGAAGTTTGTTGCATTGATGTCTCTGTATCCAATACTGCGGGCATTTGCAAAATACTCGGTGAAGATGGCAGAAATACAGGAAGCACTATCACATAAAGAGAAGCGAAAGGATTAGTATGCAGGATCAGCATATCACAGATTTTTTTGAAAAGTGCAAACAGTTAATCTATATGCGTGGTATCGATTATTCTCCACCAGAGATTAACATTGGCAGGATTTCCAAATCGTGGAGTGAATATCTTCAAATGCCTGTGTCGAAATATGATGTATGCATTTTGATGACCATGCTAAAGATGGCTAGACTTTGTAATGGTCATCATCAGGATTCATTAAACGATGCAGCTTGCTATCTTGCATTAGCATCCAAGCTTGCTGAGGATGGAGTTGACTATGACTGAACCTGAAGACAAGCTAAGTATTGGTGATCGCATCTTACAAGTGTTGTTTACATTTCCTATTGTCATGTCGATACTTATTTTGCTCTGGTGGGGAGCATTTTGGATTGCCAGGACAATGATGCAATGGTTTAAAGAATTTTAAATTTTTCAGGATTGCCTGAAATAATTCACAGACTATAACGAATAATATATTGAAGGTCGGGACGGCCACTTTGGTCGTAATGATTTTCATATTTATATTGCGAATTCACCCAGAGAAAACATTAACCTAAATCCTTCGGTTAAAGTTCGATGCTCTGGGTGTTTTCGTTTCTAGATTTTTGCAAGTTTAAAAGCAGTAGATAGGTCACGCAAAAGAGGGTCTAACTTAGGTACATCGAATACTTCTGTCCGTATACATTTGCCATGTCGTTCCACAATAGCTAACAAGTAACCTTCCCACGATCTTTTGCATGGATAGGTTTTTATGACTTCCGCTGTTGGTGCAGAAACCATATGCGAACGAAGTCTGACATCGATATTTTCGGTGAATCCAACCTTGATTCTTGTTTTTGAAAATTCAGGTATCAGAAGAATCACATAGAAAACACCATCGTCCGAACCTGTTTGTTTTTTTTCATACTGATTAAACATTGGAACCATGTAATTTTTTCGAATGTAGTCTATTTGTGATTTCGTTAATCCTTTTGATATGTGTCCAGTTCGTGCTTTGATCATTTGTTCGGTTTCGATCATTCCATCTTCAACAAGCTGTTTATAGTATCTACGAATTGATGTGTAACCTATGTCCAGCAATCTTGCTGCTTCCAGCAATGGAATAATACCCTTGGATTTTTTCGCATCCATGTTTCGAAATCCATGTTAAAGAAAAAGGGGGTCGATCATTTTCGGCCCCCAATGGTTTAAGACATGGTAACAAAAAACAGGGTCTAACAGATAGATGAATTATCTCTTAAGGAACACTAGAAAATAGGAATGGAATATTCTGGCATGGCGTTGCGTACCCTTTTGTGGAGAAGGCATACGATGTTTTGCAGCAAGTATAAACAAATCCAATAGCCGAAATCCTTCACTCTCACACATATTGATAACCATCTGATGAGTGCAATGCATCTTGTGGTTATGGATGATATCTTGGCACTTAAATATTAGCTTTCCTTTTTCCTGCAATATCCTGTAACACTCACTAATGGTATGTTTGTAGTGATCTTCCAATTCATCGTATGACCAATATCCTCCAAACCTCTTAGTCATCGCTACATTGCCACCTTTGTGTTCCCTGCCGTTTTTAACATAGGTAAGGAATGGTGGATCGAATACCACATTGGAAAAAGTTCCATTAGACACAGGAACCATCATGGATGATGCCTGAATTACTCCATCATGCAATGGTTCCACATCGATGCAAAAAGAGGGTCTAACGATATTTTTCCAAAATGACCCATTTCCATAGGTCAAATCACATTGGTAACCTTCTGGACAATGTAGTTTCAAAATTGCATTTAAAATATCGTCCTGATTGTCGTACACGGAGCGAATTACTTCCTGTTTAATTTCATTCACGATTAGCTTTTTTCCTTTCTTCGATTCCTAAGTGTATCAGAAAATTTGTGTACATGAATTGGTACAGTTCATGATCACTGTCCAATCTGCTTGAAAGTTTTTCCGAGCATTCCAGACAGATAAAATCCCATCGATACCAAATTTCCATGTTAAATTTTTCCAACAATGTATTTCCGTATTTTAAACTTGATGCGGTACATTCCGAACCACAGTAGTCGCAATAGATTTGTTCATTATCATTCATTGATTCAATCAATTCTTTTTTACTATTGGACATTTTTTCGTGCCATCCTTTCAGATTAGTGTTCATGGAAAAAGAGGGTCTAATCATTCACAATACATCCATGTGACATGAGATATCGTTATTTCCTTATCGTTGTCTTTCATGTCTTTGATGAGCTTCTTAGTTGCCTTCCTTTCTGATGATTCATATACAATGGACTTGGCTTGCCAATATGGATTGGCATCAAATTGATAATAGATTTCATATCGTCTTTTCTTTTTTTCACCAGCCATTTTTTCATCATTCCTTTCTGAAAATGTGTTGAAGAAAAACAGGGTATGGTATAACTATTGATTTTGAACCATTTTAATGTCGTGCAGTTCAATGTTTTCCGGTACTGGTTCATTCCAATCAATGAATTCACTTTTGAATTTTTTCAATGCTCTCTTGTATCCACGCTCTTTAATGAATCTAATGGATTTATATTTTCCATTAGGTGAATCCGCATACCATTGGAATTCAAAGATAGCTAATGGGATATCATTTGACATTTTTTGATGCTTCCTTTCATGGTTATAGTTATTGTGAATAGGGGTCTAACAATACTTACTTTTTAATTTCATTTTTAAAAATTTTCTTAGTTCTTTTTCTGCCACATTTTTTGACATAAGTAATTCAATGTCTGGGAATTCTTCTTCTTCCATTGAATCAATTATTTCTTCAATATCTTTTTTATCAAAAGAAATTGAATCTATTTTTGGATATGTAAAAAACCACCCACGCTTTTTAATTTTTCCGCAATGGGAAATGAATCCAAATATTCTATCATCATGTCCTGTTCCATCATTCTCTTTTACTTTTGCAGACATTTTCTTACCTTTCTTTTGGTTGTATGGTCAAAGAAAATAGGGGTCTAGTTACCATCCAAAATGGCTAACCATTCTAAATCCAATGCCATAACCAAGGTATCTTCGCAAATGTTTGTAATCCCTAAATTTTGGCGTTTGATATGTTCCTTTTATTTGTTCCCAATTGCAATTATTAGGATTCCAAATAAACAAACCACGATTGGCTTCATTGCAAGCATAATCAAATGTTTTACCATTAACTAATGCTACTGTTATTCGTTTCATTGCTATACCTTTCATTTTCGGCAACCATTTTTTTTACCCATATTTTTTTCGGTTGCCTTGAAAAAAAACAGGGTCTAACAAAAGAGGGTCTATAGTATATTCGATTTATTGGTTAATCATGTTCCCAATAAATCGCATACATTCCATTGCAAGTATCTTTTGGATCATACAGGGTTTTATACATTTCTCGTGCTTCAGATAATGTAAGCTTATTCTTAACAATACCAGTATTTCCATGGCCAAAGCTTTGATACCATAATTCAAATTCATTGTATTCTGGATCAAAGTATTTTTCGTAGTCGCAATCATGGCAATTGTCGTACACAGGTAATGGAGTATTTAATGACATAGAATATCTAGTCGCATAAGCCAATGCTTCCTCATGGTAACAAAATGAATCCAAATACTTTTCATTTGAGAATCCACCTATATCTTTGTCAATCTCAGCTAGTTCGACAATCCAGATTGGATTATCTGTATCTGTATGATCGTCAAGCCAAACAACGATTGAATCTCTTGCCATGGTAGTAATCCTTTCCTATTGTTGGTTATGTTCGCCTGTGTTCGCCTGTGTTCGCCTGTGTTCGCTAGTGTTCGCCTATGTTCGCAAGTTCCTTGAGTACATTGGTGTTCACCTGTACAATAATCGGATATCTTAGTCCGATTCAAATAGGATACCGATATCCGATTTAAATAAGATATCTTTATCCGATTGTAATCAGATATTTAGGTATTCATTGCCAATGGCATTAGCAATGCCTTTAATCTATGATCATAAATTCTATCATTGCCTTTTGTTTGATTGGGTTTTATAAATATTGCAGAACTATTCCCTGTAAATTCCATTTTTAATCCTGTAGGATTTCCCATGGCATTGGAAATCAATTGCATTAAATATGGACTAAAGGCAATGGCATTAATTGGACTACTTGCCTTTTGATTTATTTTGGCTTGATGAATGGCATCGTATAAATTTGGATATCTAGAATATTGAGCTTGAATATCATAATAATCTATTGTGTTTACTATTTCTTTCCTTTTGGATTTAACTTTAACATCAATATTTTTTTCCTTAAAAATGATTTCCATAAATCCATTGTTTACATTTTTAATGTGATTAAGGATAAGATTCCCATTCATTAATTTACCATTGGTCTCTAAGTTATAACCTAAAAAATCCAATTCATATTGATTATTTAAATCCAATTCTATCGGTATAGAAACAATCAATTTACCATTGGTAATATGCAAGGAATATTCATCGATTCCATCTTCCCAAATATTTTTAGACTTTGATACCAATACATTACCTAAGCCGTATACCGAATTGGTTCCATTGCAATCGGATAGAATATCCTTAATTCCGTAATCTAAATTAATTATCATATCTTATTCCCTTTCAAAATACTTAAAAGATGGAAAATATCTCAATTGATATCAAACAATGATATCATAAAAAATATTAAAATATTTTCCTTTCTTAATACTATCTTATCTCACAATACCTTTCCGAAATGTATTCCATGAATTCAAGCTTAATATCATATAGTGACATACCTAAAGATATTTCATGCCCAATTTGGTATAGAAAATATATTTTATTTTCCGAGTTGTATCTTGCGTATACATTGGACGCACAATCAACAATACAATCTAACTTGGATGAAATCTTTATTTCCTGAAATGTATTGCCATTGGACAATACATTGCCACATATTCTTTCAATATTCATTTTAATATTCTTCCTTTCTTAGTTGTTATTTTCTCCATTGTTCCTATCGATATATTCTTTTGTGTACTCTGGTACTTCTTCCCATTGTTTACACAATCTGTAATACTCTTCCTTACTTCCACATCCATGATATTTGGTGAAATACCCTGCACCTGGACTATGGTCATTACCAAAAGTTCCATGGTATATGATCATATTTTCATCATCGAAGTAGAACCATTCCCCACATAATCCATCGTAATCATCATCCTGATTACAGTAAGTGATATACTCCGAGTATTCGCAAAAATCTTTTATCATGTTATACCTTTCCTTTCTTTTGTTTCCTTTTGTTCAATTCTTGCCTATATACTGAGATTTCGTCCAAATATTTATTTGGATTAATTCCCAATTGGATGCATTCCATGCAATCTGATATTGCGTAATGCAATTGAACTTCTGACATACCTTTTGCTATTTTTTCTTTTGTTGCAAAATCACATACAAAAGGATCATAGTTATTCATTTGCTAACTCGCTTTCTATGATATTTTCACCAGCATTAATTAGACTGTCTGCAATCCTTGTTTTCCCCCAATGATTTCTTGACAAGAGCATATAAGTTATCGTGTTTGCTCCTTCGCCATCACTTCTGTTTAGGTAATAAGCTTTAATGCACAATTCTTTCCCCCATTTCGCTATGGCTTTCTTTGCCGATAACTTTAATTTATTTCTATTATTATTCATTGGTTACATTCCTTTCTTCTGATTCTTCTTTCAATTCTTCAAGGTATTCTTCAAGCTTAGACTTATCAACTACTTCCCAATAATGGGAAGCTATTTCCCAATAATTTATTTCCCTAAGTGATGCATTTATTAAATCTGCAAAAAAACAAGATGATTTCTTTCCGATGAATTCATCTGCAGATTCTTCAACCATCGATTCAATGCAATCTGCCATTTTCCTTGTAAATTCATTTTTTAAGCTTTTGGATGATAAAGAGAAATCCAAATTATCAAAGATTTCTTGTGCGTAATCATCCATGTTTTCATACCATAAATTACAATTCCATGTTTCCCAATTAGTCCATCCATTGAATTCCTTAGACATTGCAATCCATCCTTTCATTGAAGTTATCAATCAATCAGCCACACAATATTAATATATCATACATTCTATCAGTGTCAATAGATAAATATAAATATTTTTATATTTATTATTGGTAGCAACCAATATCTTCCATGCACCATTTTTCAATTATTTCCGATATGCTTTCTGATTCTTCAGAAAGTAATTCTTTTATCAATTCATAATTGATAAATTCATTATCATCATAAAAGTTATCTTCTTTACTTATTTCATGGTATTTCATGGTATTTCCTTTCCTTTCCT